ACATCTGCTTTAGGCTGAATCACTTCAATTACTTGTTGTTGTTGAGCTACTTGAAAAGCTAGTTGTTCTTTCTGCTCTTCTGCTTCAATTAAGAACTGTAAGGCTTCTTTATAGTTGCTTGGTAGTCTTGGTTGTTGTACTGCTTTCTCAAGCTCTAACCAACGATCAACTACAGTACCTAAAAATTGTGGTGAGAGTTGAGCAACAAGAACCATTGTGTCTCGTTTACCTTGTTCACCTTCAAATACATATAGTTTTGGAACTGTACCATTTGCAGATCTAATCCCATCCACCATTGGTGGTTGGACAATTATTCCTGATTCTATAAGACGTTCTACAGATCTCTTAACGCTGTCATGTCTTACTTGAACTAGATCAGCTATTTCTTGGCTAGTCATACGGATTGCTGTTGAATCCATATTAGAAATAGCTGTAACAATAGCTGTATTAAATGGTGTAAAATTTTGAGTTTGTAATGATAATGAAGTCATAATTTATATCCTTTATATATACGTGTTTTGAGTCCGCTTATAATCCTAATTGGATGCAGACTTAATATTTTGAGTTGTGTTTTGTTTATAGTCAGAGAGGTTTTTAAATATGGGCTGACTATGCCCCACTAATGTTTTTATTGTTTTCTTTATGTTGAGAAGTATATCAAAATAAAAATAGTATTGCAACACCTAATAAAATATAATATGCAATCCTAAAAATAGCCTGAGTTTATAGGCTAAAATAGGACTACAACATTTTAACTACTTTGAAAGCAGGCTTAGAATTTTGTCTTGTGTCTTTAACTTCATACCATTTAGTAATATCAGTCGCTTTTGCTTTATCAGGAATAGCAAGCTTGTCATAAATATCTTGAATCTTAGCTTTAATATCTGCTCTTAAATAAACTTGATCTTTCTTCAGGTTGAGTAGTGTAGGAATTTCCGTAGCATTTTCATTTTTTGTATCGTGGATCTTCATAGCACGTTCAATCGCTGGCTTACGATACTCAAGCTTACGAATAGTTTCATGCTTCAGCGTATCGTATGCTGTTTTGAAATAGTCATCTTTAGCATCTACAAGCTTATACAGTTTTTCATTTTGCTCATCTCTAGCTTCACAATATTCTTTCATTGTTTCGTAGAAGCATTGGCTATGCCCTGTAAGGAACTTAGAGATGCCTTTAGGCTTGTGAGCGAATGGAACATGTTTAGATTCATCTGTTAATAATGATCTAAATGATGCTGAATAGCCTTCATCACTAATTTCTGCACCTTCAACAACTCGTACTACATAAGTAGCTTCTAATGCTTCATAAGCTTGTAATTCAGCTTTCAATGCAACGTCAGATACATACAGCTCACCTTGTTCATTCTTGAATGTGTACTTGTCCTCTTCAGCAGCTTTGATTAACTGAGCCTTACTAGCTTCAGACATTTTGCTTTCTCTAATATCGTGCAAAACATCTCTACTGTTTTGGATGCGTTTAGTAACTGTAGACATCCATTCATCTTTAGTACAGCTTGCAGCTTCAGGAAGGTTAGCGACTAATAAATTGATATGTTCGTTATATTTGGTATTACGGATACGACCAACAATTTGAGGTACTAATACGTGGAAGTCAACTTTAGTTGCATCACGTACACCGTTAATAATGATGTATGTTTGCCCTTCCTCATCTAATACATCTGCACCTTCAAAAGCTGTAGAAGTGTATAGGTTAATCTTTCTAACTGGATCAGTAATGTCTGCAATTGAAGCCCATTTAGTACCAAGTCTGCTATTAAAAGTTTTTTGATTCGTACCTGATTTAGAGCATACAACTCGAATGTCATTAGGATCGAATAGGTTTTTACCTGTTTCTTTATCTACTACTTCTTTAAGCTTGTTTAATACTGAAGCTATTTCAGATACGGAGTTATAGAAAATATGTGCGTTGCCTTCAATCTTTCGCATTAGATAGTCATAGCAAAGCCCAAACAATGCATTGTTTAAACCAATACCTTGTTCAATATTTTGAAGGTTGAATTTAACATTTCTTACATCATCCCATTGAATAGTACATAAAGGCACATTGATTAGAGCTTCAGGGAAATATTCACGTTTCGTTGGTGTAGCAGTTAAAAATACGTATGATTCAAACTTTGTATAGTTTTGCAGTACGAACTCGCATGTAGCAGCTTTGAATGATCCTAAATTGACTAATGTATGAGCTTCATCGACTAATAGTTTGAAAGCTTTTGGATTGAAGCCTTTTGTTCTTAGAAGTTTTGGAAGGGAATCATAAGTACAAACAATCTTTTTAGGCTCTGCCCCACTTTCTAAATAAGCTGTAATTTCTTCTGAATCAGTTTCACCATATACACCAATCAGATCAACAATGTCTTGGTTATCAGCAACTTTGGATTTAAGAAGGTTGATATATGGTACTAATACAACATAATTTACAGCATTTCTAAGGACAAGCGTTGTACCGCCACAGCCTGTAATCTGTTTGTTTACATAGCAGTTATCGGGAAAGTCTTTAATTAGATTTGAAAGTTTTTCTTTACTATGACCTGCAAAGATAGTGATTGAATTTTCTTCTTTATTTTGAGAGATTGTAGATGTTGAGTTGATAATTAAATCTTGTAAGTTCATTAAAAGGATACCTAGTTAGGTCTTATTTCTTTGTGTCATTTATATAATTGTTGCAGGAATTTAAAAGGATCTGATCTCCTGCTCCCCATGTTGCTTATCGTACCAAAATGATAATTGCATGTCAACACTTTATTTCACACAGTCCCCCAGCTTAGTTTTATTAAGTGTTTGATTGATATATATCACATACAAAAAAATGTAAAACCAATTTCAACCTTAACTAGACAGATTCACTAGGTATAACTAACGCACTCTGCTCTTCCTGGAACAATAGCCAATTTGGTTCAGTCGTTTGTTTGCTCAAACATTTACTTCAGCATAGCTTCGTTATCACTCGCTATACTTCGTAAAGTTTCGAGCTAGATATGTCTTTTCACTTTTTACACTTTTTTAAAAATTGGAATATTCCCTACGTTTACTAGAGAAATCATGTGTTTAAGAGGAAATATTTACACTTTTTTTCACACAGCCCTTTATATAATAATATATATGGCTATAAAAATGTAAGGTAGGTTAGTTTGGAGAGAAGGAAGGGATACAACTACAGCTCAAAGTTTAAATTAAAAAGATGTTCTAAAAAAATTAGACAGTGTCTAAAATCTAAAATAAGCATATAACTATTGGTTTTTTAAGTGGTTTTATAAATAAAATTGTCTAATTTTTTTGACATTTCCGCATTACTATTACAAGTAGGGTAATGGAAAAGTAGAAGTTATCAACAGATATGAATTTGTTGTTTCTTGTTTTTAAAGAATAAAAGGATTAAGCAATGAATAACCATTCAATCTAAAGCTCTAAGGAGCTTCAGATCTCATTCCATTCTACTTAACTAAATACTAGAAAAAGCAAACAGATCTGACGATCTATTTACTATTTCTTCTCTCTTATTCAATTAAATATTTATATAACCTATAACAAGCTTTTCTTCATTTCCTTATCAGTCAATGAATCAAAACCTTTAACAGTCAGATAATCAATCTTTAATCTGTATCCATACCTTATCAGGTATAGATCCATCTTCAACATTGAACTGACTGCCTACTAACCTGTTTTTTTTCAATACCAATCAAGTTTAAAAATAGTATTAGCTTTTTCTTTTTTTAAAGATAATTAATTTTTAATTAAAAATAGTTTTAAATAAAATTAGTATTCCTATCCTCTTCTGTCTGATCCTTCGGATGTAGTGGTATTCTAATCTGCCAGATTTGGTATATGTAACACTCAATCTTCTACACTCCTTATCAGTCGTATAGTAGCTCTCATTAACAAACAGTAATCTATCTATTTCGTATTTCTTACTCATATCTAGAACTGTTTGATCTGAGTTTATCCTTAGCTAATTGAAAACAAAAATTAATTGACTATTTTCTAATCTTAAATAAAAGTCAATTTCTAATATAATAGAATTTATTGAATTATTTAATTATGTAAATTGAAAAAGATAGCGTTAATTTTAAGTTTGATTTTTATAAGTACAGATTCTTTTTCTAAAGAAGATGATAAATTGATAAGTATTTATGAATCAGCACAAACATCATGTAAGTTACTAGAAACTATTGCATTCAATGCTCAAATAGAACGTCAGTTAGGAAAAAGACCATCTGAAGCTGTAGATTTTTTAATGAATATGATTAGTGATGAAGAATCTATATCTCAAGAATTGAAAGATGAAATCTATCAGAATATTTTTAATGTAGTGGAACATGCTTTTCATGAGCCTATGCATAAAAATGAAGCAGAATTACAACAGATCCCTTTTACATACTCCAATGGAGTTTATTTACAGTGCTTGAAAGATTACGTTAAATAGCCTATGTAGAATAGGTATTCATATTCTTAAAAGTTATAGAGATTGACAATATAATAAAAATATGTTATATATTTATCTGTTTTCTATAACTAATTTTTATATGAAAACGACATCAAAAATAATAAATAAAACTTCTAATAAAAAGAGAAACTATGTATTCAGTATATAAAATCTATCAAGTTGACAAGCTCGTACTTGTCTCATATCACGACATCATTCCTGAGTTTACAGATACAACCAAACTAAAACTGATCTTCAATGGACCAACTATTCCTATTTCCTTATTTGAATCCTATTTCAAACATCCTGAACTGTTTTCTATTACTACCCATGAGATAGGTATCTACAATGCTCTGGATGCATCTCAAATCGTTCAAGAAGAATCAAAATTAATAGGTACAGACAAACCTTCCATTAAGCTAAGTAAGACTAAATCAGCTCCTAAGAAGCTTAGAACGAAGAAAAGCCCAACAATCAAAGACTGAGGGCTAATCTAACTTACATATTTTTATAGATGGTATCTCTTCTATCAACATCTAGGACTAGTACAACAATCCTGTCATCAATAACCTGGTACACCAATCTATATCCTGCGGACCTAAGCTTTACTTTATAAAGATCAGCAGATCCTCTTAGCTTGTTTTTAGGTATCTTTGGATTCTCTAAGATTGCTTCCAACTTACGAATAAATTGTTCAGCGATTTGAGGATTTAACTTATCAAACTTCTTCAACGCTACCTTTGCGAACTCTAGCTCGTAGGTCATTAATAGATACCTTTACTGTTTCTTCAGTATCGACTTGTTCAGCTAGTTTTAAAAGCTCTCGATCTTCAATTATGTCCATCATTTCTTCATATAAATCAGCAGGAACACAATAGAAGGCAGGAGTATTCCTATTTAGAATAGCTACAGCTTCACCGTATCCGTCACTGACGACTTTCATTGGATTCTCTTTGAGCTTAGAAACACTAGCCGTAAAGCGACTGTGGATAATGTTATTCATAGTGGTTTGCTCAGTAGATGTGTCCTACATCAATTTGTAGCCAATTGACTAGAACTGCTCCTAGGTAATTAAACAGATGCTACAAAACTAAATACAATATAACCAATTTAAAGACCTAATACAAGACCTGTTAACAGGTCATTAAAGAGATCATAACAAAATGAAAATTAAAGGATGCAAAAGACAATCCTTCTTAGATCAAGCTGTTCTGAATGGTGGTCAACCAATCTTCTACTTAATCAAATGCTGGGATAAGGAAGAAACCTTCTATAAACTTGGTATCACAGTCAATAATATATTAACTCGATACGGTACTGTTAAAGCTATGCCATACGAATGGGAAATCCTACTTGAACTACCTGATACAGCAGAAGCAGTCTATGACCTGGAAGTAAAGTTTAAAACAGATATGCAAGAATTTCACTATAAGCCAAAAATTAGTTTCAATGGATCAGGAACAGAATGCTATACTCAACTATCTGAAGCTTTACAAGAACTTATAAAATGAAACTAAAACTGATTACATGCCTTTTAATAAGTTTAACAAGTCAAGTGTGGGCAGAAGAAAAGCAAAGTATGGCAGGGTATTTCAAACCTGTTCAAGTTAGTAATAAGCAGCAATATGCTTATATAAAGCAAATATTATTAGTTTATAGAGCCTTAGCTAATTCTAATGCAATACAACAAGCAGGTAATGACTACGATACAGTTTTAGAAAATAAAGCAAAAATATGTTTGGTACATGGAATTAACACAACATTAGATGATTTTGTTCGCTTAAATAAAAGGTTTGCAGATAGTAATGATCAGGTATTAGCACAAGAGTATCTACAGCTTATCCCTGCTAGAGATAGGAAGAATTGTAGTGAAGTTAGTCAACTACACTTTGACAGGCAAATCGAAAAGTTAATGAAAAAATATCCTGGTTTAAGCAATTAATAAAGCTAGCCTTTCCAAGCTAATTTTAAATAGTGAATATAATGAAATTAAGAGCTGCCCTACTCGCTCTCATAGCCGTATCTGGTATCTCAACTACTCAGGCAGGTTGGTATGTACCTCCTATCAAAGTCAACGATAGAGACACCTACAACTATGTAATGCTTGCCATTCTAGATAGCTCAAAAGCTGAGTACACACCTCTATCAGAAGATCGTGGTACTGAATTGGATAGGATCAGAAGATGCTGGCAAATAGATGCATTACGAACACGACTAGACTTCATCAGACTTAATAAAGAGTTTGCTTCAGAACTAGAGCTGTCAGACCAGTATCAAAAAACACATGAGAAAGTAATAGCCAATAACTTACAAGTAGTAGGGAATAAGTGTAAGTAAAACACTATATATTGTGGTATCAAAACTGACAACATACTATATATTGTATTTAGCTATTGACATTCATCAATTTTTCTGATATAGTTCCCATTACTTATTCAGAACGACTTAGGCTGAGTAAGATGTAATGATAAGAACAAAACTAGGTCAGTCATTTATATATCCTTTATTTCCTCCTTACACAAACAGCTTATCTAGGTAGGCTGTATGATCCCCTTTTAGCTCAGAATAGTTTATCTCTTTCTACTCCGGGCTATCTTAATAGCACTAACAAGACAGCTAATAATATAATAACAATAAACAAGATCTGTATTTAAAACAGACATCTAACCTTTTAAAAAAGAGAACAATCTAATCACTCATACAACAACGACTACAGTACAACAATCATAAGAACTAGAGAAAAGACTGCATAGATCCAAGTGATAGAAGATGAATTAGATTGCCCTTCTATATACCTACACGCACACATACGCACACGCATTTTGCAACATTGGATGCCACGTACTTTTTAGAACAAAGAGAACAGTAAGACGCACCTAGACAAGCGTTCAGGATCTTGGCTTTGCTCAAGACAAACAGCTTCATCGTTTGGCTTGATCCGAAGGACAAGAAGCCTGCATAAACGCCCAACAATAAAACAATAAATAAGAACTATGGAGTAGCTAATGGCTAGTAAACCAAAGGTCGTACAGCAAGAGTCACCAGAAGAAATTGAACGTAAAGCTAAAGAGCTTGCACAGAAAGAAGCGAATGAGAACTCAGCAGTAAGACGTAAAAACAAATTTAGTACAGCATTAGGCAGTTTGACAGAAACACAGACAGCTTTATCAGCACCTAAAACTAAAACAGGTAGCTAATAACTAGATGAACGCACAACAACTATTAAAGCGTTTATCCCAACTCAAATCAGATCGTATTAAACACGAAAGCCACTGGAAAGACTGTTATAAATATTGCGCTCCTGAACGTCAACAAAGCTTTACAGACGTATCAGCAACAGCACTAGAACAAGAACGTAAACAAGCACGTACAGACTTATTTGATACTACAGCAGTAGAAGGCATACAACTACTTGTTAGCTCTATTGTTAGTGGTACTACATCACCAGTCAGTATATGGTTTAAATCAGTTCCAAGCGGTGTAGATACTCCTTCTCAACTAACTGAAGGCGAACAATGGTTAAGTCAAGTAGACCAATTTTTATTTAGAAATATCCATGCTTCAAACTTTGATAGTGAAGTAACAGACTTCCTTACAGACCTGGTAGTAGCAGGATGGGCAGTATTGTATGCAGATACAAATAGAGATAAAGGTGGCTTTACATTTAATACCTGGTCAATTGGTAACTGCTATATCAGCTCAACACAAGCGAATGGATTGATCGACACAATCTTTAGAGAGTTTGAGTTATCAGCAGAACAGATCGTATCTGAGTTTGGAATAGACAACGTATCAGACAAAGTTAAAACAGCATTAGAAAAAAAACCTGATCAGAAGTTCACACTTGTTCAAGCAATCTTCCCTAGAGACAGTAAGTTTGTTAAAGGTGAAGAAGGTAAACGTGTTTCAACATCAATGCCTTTCGCTTCATACACTATTGAAGCTCAATCAAAACACATCCTAAAAGAATCAGGCTTTGAAGAGTTCCCATGTGTGGTATCTCGATTCAAGAAGATACCTGACAGCCACTATGGTTTAGGTATGGGATCTATGGTCATTAGTGATGCTAAGACAGCTAATCAGATTATGAAACTCTCTTTACAGGGTGCTGAATTAGGCATTTCAGGTATGTGGATTGCTGCGCATGATTCTGTACTCAACCCTAATACACTTCGTATTAGACCTGGTGCAATCATTGCTGCGAACAGTGTAGATGCAATCAAAAGATTAGATACCAACTCTAATGCAGCACTAGGCTTAGAATTCCTACAACACTTCCAAGCAAAGATTAAACGTACTTTGATGAGTGATCAGCTAACACCTCAAGGCAGTTCACCATTAACAGCTACAGAGATCCAAGCAAGAGTACAGGTATATCGTAACCAATTAGGTTCAATCTTCTCTCGTATGCAATCTGAATACTTACAAGTATTACTTGAACGTACATGGGGATTAGCTATGAGATCAGGCGTACTACCTCCTGCTCCTGAAGAGCTAATGCAAGCTTCACGTATTAGTTTTAATTTCATCAATCCTATGGCTGCATCACAGAAGCTCGAATGGGTAACAGCTATTCAAAACTTGATGCTGAACGTATCTCAGATGGCTCAGATTGATCAGACGGTGATGGATAACCTAAACCTGGATGCAATGGTACAAGTCATGGCAGATGCATTATCTGTACCTGTAGAAGCGATTAGAACAGATGAAGAGATAGCAGAGTTAAGACAAGCCAAACAAGAACAACAACAAGCAATGCAAGAGCAACAACAACAGCAAGCTCTCATGTCTCAAGTAGGTCAGACAGGCTTAGACATAGCGAAGGACCAAGCAAAGAACATGACACCTGATCAGTTAGGAGCAATGTTTGAACAGTAATAAATATCAAAGAATCTTTACAAGTCATGAAGGTATCGAAGTATTAGATGAACTCATTACTTTATTTCACGTACCCCTAGCATTTGATAAAGATTCAGCAACTCAGACAGCTTTTAATCTTGGTCAACATGACGTTATCAACTTCATCTTGGCTCGTATTAAAGAAGCAGAACATCCTAAGTAATAAGAATTAAAAAAGAGAAAAAGAATGACAGACAACTTAGAACAACCACAAACAATTGAACAAGATACAACAGCTTCTACAGTATTAAGTATAAGTAATAATAGCTCTATTGAAACAGCTATTCCTGAGAAGTTTAAAGTAACAGCAGAAGATGGATCAGTAGACTATAAAGCCACTGTAGCCAAGATGAATGAATCATACAGCTACCTGGAAAAGAAAGTAGGTACAGGAGAAGTTGCTCCTAAATCTGTAGATGAGTACAAACTAGAACGTGAAGACTTTGACTTTGAAGAATTTAAAGCAGATGAATCAAATAAAGAGTTTTTAACTGAAGCTCATAAGCATGGGATCACGAATAAACAACTCGACTTCCTCATTTCTGAATACGATAAACGTGCCGTCAACCTGGTATCCAATAGCTCACAGATAGATACGGATACAACAGTACAGACACTTCAATCTGATTGGGGTGATAAGTACGAAGCGAACATTTTTAATGCAGTTAAAGCTGCTAGAGCATGTGGCATTACAGACGAACAGATCAACAATCCTTTAATTGGAAACAACGTAGCCTTTATCAAAATGGCTGCTTACTTTGGATCACAGATGACAGAAGACAAGCCGATCAATAACGGTACACCTGTCAACGTAGACATCCAATCTTTAATGCGTAGTGAAGCGTTCTTTAATCCTAAACATCCTGATCATAAGTCAGTGAAGGCTCAGATTGATTCGTATTACGACAGCCTAAGAAAGTAAACAAATAGCTCCTGAAGTGGCGTTCAGATAAAGCTTTAAGCCATACAGAGTCCTTGTGTAGAGCATGTGACCTGTATCACTTCTTATCAGCCCGATATGGATAACTGAGACAAACAACAAGCTCTACAACCACAATAATAAATAGAGCTAATAATAGCTCTAACAAAAATAAAAAAACAATAAAAAATCTTAATTAAAAGGACACTTAAACAATGGCATATTCAAGCATTGATTCAGTATTTGTACGTCAGTACGCAGATACTTATGTAGCACTATTAGAACAGAAAGAATCTAAACTATTATCAACAGTAACCAATATTGGTTCTGTAACTGGCAGTTCATTCACAGTAAATGAGATGGGAACTTTAGGTGATGTACTGGCAACTCCTGATCGTTTCGGTAACACATCTTATGTAGATGCATCATTCGCTTCTCGTTTAGCAACAATGAATGACTTCTCTAATTTTTCCAGACTTGCAATACAGGACCTGCCTAAGCTCAAGGCTAATCCACAAGATCAACTATTAACTCGCTTACATTCAAAATGGAATCGTAAAGTAGACTCAGTAGTTTATAACGCTCTTATTGGTAACGCTCCACGTAAAGAAGTTGGTGCAGATACTTATACAAACGTAGCTCTTCCTGCTACTCAAATCTTAGGTACAACTACAGCTCCGATCACTAAAAAATTGCTTATCGACATCCGTACTAAGTTCACTAAAAACTTGGCTGACGATGAAGAAATCTATGTAACGTATAACGCTGACTTACTAAATGCTTTACTAGCAGATACGACTCTCACTTCAGCAGATTACCTTGCAGGACAAATGCTCCAACGTGGTGAGATCAGCAACTTCTTAGGTTTCCAGTGGGTTCATTATGAAGGCATTACAGCAGCAGATGGTTTATCTGCAACAGGTGTGGCTTACACGAAATCAGCAGTAGAAGTAGGTATTAACTCTATCTCTCCATTAAAGATTGTAGAAGTTGAAACAGCTAACCGTTTCCACAGCATCGGGCATATCGAGTCCGTAGGGGCTGTTAGGACAAATGAACTCAAAGTAGTAGCGTTTAAGTTTAAGATTTAATAGCTCTATCTATAGATCTAATAAAAAATCAAAGCTCCTTATCTGTAACAGGGTAGGGGGCTTTCAATACCTAATAATAACAATAACAAGGAAGCTCAATGACTACTAAAACAGACATAGCTAATCAAGCATTACTAATGATTGGTGCTGACTCAATTACAAGCTTTGAAGAGAATACAATTACAGCTAGACGTATGAGAACAGTCTATGATAGTTCACGTAAAGCATTGTTAAGACTTCATCCTTTCCAATGTGCAACTAAGCGCATTAAACTGAATCCAATATCAACTCAACCTGAATTTGGATACGCATATCAATTTCAATTACCAGATGATCTAATCAGAATCATCACAACCAACACTGAAGACTATGTAGTAGAGACAGACAAACTACTTAGCAATTCAGATCAACTTAACCTTGTATATGTATTCGATAATAAGAACGAAGAAAGTTACGACAGCCTATTTATTGAATGCCTAGTCTTGTATCTAGCTTATAAAATTACAAAAGCTACAACAGGCTCACAAGGAACATCAGACAGCTATTACATGCAATGCCAAGAGCTACTAAAACAAGCTAAGGCAACTCAAGCACAAGAAATACCATCACAACAATTCTTTAAAGAAACAGATTACACATTGATCAGAGGTCGCTAATGGCTAAGATCAACTTAATTAAAAACAACTTCACTTCAGGAGAGTTAAGTCCTCATATTTGGATGAGAACGGATCTTCAGCAGTATAGAAACGGCACAAAAGAGATGCTTAATTTCCTTCCAATCATAGAAGGTGGATTAAAGCGTAGAGGTGGTACAGAAGCTCTAGCAACAACAGCAGGAGCAATTAGAATACTGCCTTTTATTATCAGCCACTCAACAGCCTATCTACTTATTTTCAAGCCTAATCTGATAGATGTATTAGCTACAGATGGTACATTAATTAAGAGCCTATCAACGCCTTATACAGCTCAAGACGTTAAAGAGATCAGCTATACACAAAACAGGTATCAGTTCTATATAGCACACAGTAAACATCCTCTAGCTTGGCTTAGAGCTTCAGAAGATCTAACGAATTGGTCCTATGATCCATTTGATTTTTATGTACCGCCATTAGAAGAAGTAGCAACGCCAACACTTCCACTTAAACCTAATGAAAAGAATGCAGGAAAAACAGTAACACTAACGGCTTCACCTTATGGCATATATGACAGTACTAAACGCTATCAAGTCGGTGATATTTGTCACCATACGATTAGTGGTACTAAATACTATTTTAGAGCATTGCGTATTACACAGGGCAATACACCAACACTAGGTAGAAATGGTCCTCAAGGTGAGACATATCCAGATGAATATTGGGTCACAACAAATGTTACAGAAGCACAAGCTTTCACAGTAGCGGATGTAAATAAATTTGTATTTATCAACGAAGGTATTATACGAATAGATAAGTATGTTAGTTCAAGTACAGTATTAGGTGAGATCCTTTTAAAACTAACTACAGATATTGAAGCGATTGGTAATTCGTGGACTCTAAAACAAGACATCTTTGAAGTCAATTTAGGTTATCCAAGAGCAGTTACGATGTATCAGCAACGACTTGTTATAGCAGGAACTAAAACCTATCCAAATTATATATGGTTAAGCCGTGTAGGAGATGTGACAAACTTCCTTCCTACAGTAGCAGATGGAGATAGTTTTACTATATCAGCAAGTTCAGATCAGCTAACCAACGTACTACATCTAGCTCAATCAAGAGGTATATGTGTAATGACAGGGGGGTCTGAATTAGTAATCAGTTCTCAAAACTCAATGACTCCTACCAATACATCAATCCTAGAACATACAAGCTTTGGCTCAACAGAAAACATCAAGCCAATCAAAGTAGGCTCAGAACTTATCTTCGTACAGCGTGGAGCAGAAAGAATCCGTACCTTGCTTTATGACTATTCTATCGACTCATTAACTTCTAATGAGCTGACAGTATTAGCAAGCCATATTGCTAAAAAGAGTGGTGGATTTAAAGAAATGGTCTACTGTGCTGAACCAGACTCAATCATTTGGTTTGTATTAGGCAATGGCAAGTTAGCAAGTCTGACACTTAATAGAGAGCAATCTGTTATCGCCTGGTCAACACATGACATCGGTGGAACAATCTTGAGCTTAACATCACTACCTTCGACTACAGGAGCAGACAGACTTTATTTTCTAGTCAATCGAAATGGCACAGTACAAATTGAACAGATGAAAGAAGGTCTATTATTAGACTCAGCAATCAAAGTTCAAGTACAACATAACAATCCATGTATCGTAGAGCATAGTCAGATTGGTATTTTAGGAGACGATGTAGCTGTTTATTACAAAGATAGTCACTCAACTTACGTCATTCCAATCATAAGTAGAGAAGGCAATACCTTAACCATCAATTGTGATCCATCAGCCAATGAGATCTATATAGGTCGCAAGTTCACATCAAGAGTAAGTTTATTTGCGCCTGAACTACAGGGCAGTCCTGCAACTTCAAGTCCAAGCATTATCAAGATCAATCATATTAACTTGTATTTGTATGAGTCACTTAATCCTACAGTGAATGGGGAAATGGTCGAACTAAAACAGTTTACAGATGACTTCTTTGATGCTCCTAAACCATTTACAGGCTCTAAGCGTATAGAGATGAACGGATGGAACGATTTTGATAACTTCAAGCTCATCATAGAACAAACTGAACCATTACCATTGCATATAACAGCAGTAGTTATGGAACAGAATATTAATGATAGGTAAACTATAAATCCTTTTAAGAAATAGATATTAATATGAAACGAAAGAATAAAGATGAAGATTTAATAATTGCCGAAAATGGATGGGGGATGCTTGATAATTTAGGAGATAAAATTATAGAAGATACTATTACAGGCTTCTCCTCAGATTTACTAACATCTGTCCCAATGGGTGGTGTAGTAATAGGACTGTACAAGGGCTTAAGAAGAGCTAACGAACTAAAGAAATATAAAAACTTTATATCATTTATTCGAAGTTATAAAACGAATACAGAGCAACAGATTCATCAATATTTAAATGAGAATCCAACATCTGAATTAGGTGACTATACGTTAAGTATGATTGAGGATTTATCTAGTCCTAGACAAACAGAAATGCTAGGAAAAGCAGCAGCTTTATTATTGAATAAAATAATAAATGAGAATACTTTCTTTGAGTACGGACATATTATAAAAGGCTTAGATCCCCACTTAATGAGATTACTTGGTGAAGTTGGAGAATTATATGATGATGGAGTTTCGGCTACACATAATTCAGCACCATTACTACAATACAATTTAGTCATACAAGAAAAAAATCCTATACAAAATAGTGAAGATAAATATGAATATAAAGCAAGTGAATTAGGAAAATCATTCTATATGCAAATAGTTAAATAAAACATGAGGACCAATGTATACAATAGAAAAAGCAAAGATCCTAGATATACCTGAACTGCTTAAATTAGCTTCAGACTTCTGGCAAGAGTCAGAAACATACTCACAACGTCCAATGGACCTAGATATAGTTAAAACACATTTACAAACACTGATCCTCTATCCATCACAAGGATGCGTATTAGTAGTCAAGGATGAAGCAGGCACTATATTAGGTGGCTTTGTAGGTGGCTTAACAAGAGAATGGTTTAGTGCTACAAGCCTTATGGCGTTTGATTACTGCATATTTGTTAGCTCTATTAATAGAGGTAGTAAAATAGCTTATTTACTTGTTAAAGCCTTTATTGAATGGGCTAAAGAAGCAGGAGCTACAGTTATTCAGTGTGGTACTGCAACCAAGATCAACACAGAAAGAACAATAAGCTTCTACAAGAAGTTTGGCTTTGAACATACAGGCTCATTTCTTGAAATGAAGCTATAAACACATAATAAAAATAATAATGAGGTAAGTATGGCAGCAGCAGGAGCAGCAGCAATTGCAATGTATGTAGCAACGGCTTTAGCAGCAGCATCTACAGCTTATGCAGCAGTTAGCGCACGTAACCAAGCTAAAGCACAATCCAAACAGGCAGAACAAAATGCTAAGAATGCAGAGAGTGCAGGAAGGGTAGAAGCTAACCGTATTCGTGAACTAGGAAAGAAACAGACATCAGCAGCTCAGGCTCAGATGGCAAGTAATGGACTAGATCTGAATGCAGAGAATACAGTAGTAGATGTGATAGAAGACGATATTAGTTTGAACTCATCTAAAGATGCCTGGACATCATTCTTCAATCATAAGAATCAGTCAGCACAATTTAAAACAGATGCTTCAGCTTATAAGGCTCAAGCTCGTAACGCTACAGTAAGCGGTATCTTAAATACAGGATCAACTCTTTTATCAGGAGCAGGACAAGCTTCACAAATGAGTAGAGCATCAACAACAACTCAACCTGTATCGAACATCCAATCTAATTCATTAACAATGGATACAAGCAGAATCAAACAGAATGCTTCAGGGTGGGCTTAATTATGGCTAAGATCCCTTTAGGTAACTTTGGCAATGTGATGCCACAAGCGCAAGCAGGAAGAGTATTAGACACAGGTGCAGGACAAGTCGCTCAAGCAGTCGGCAATGTTTCACAGGTAGCACAACAATATGCTGTTAAGGAACACAAGATCCAAGAAGAAAAGGATCAATACCAATTCAACATTGAAGCTTCTAAGTATGGGGCTGAGTATCAAGACTATATTTCTGAGACTAAACAAAAATTAGTAACAGGTGAATTAGATGAAGCTACAGCTAAAGGCTATTTAAGACAGCGTACAGATGAACTAGCTCAAAACTATGTAGGACGTATTCCAGAGAAGCAGAAAGAACGATTCAACTACTATTCAGAGAAGATGTATAACGATTCTCAAGCCTTCATTAAGCCACTAGCTTATGAGACAGAGAGACGTACTATTAATGCAGACTTTGAACAAGTAGGTGAAGCTACTCTTAAAATTGAGAATAGGGAACAGGCATTCGCTCTCTATCAAGATACAGTCAACCGTAACCCTGTTTTAACTCCTGAACAGCGTACAGAGTCAATTCAGAAATGGAATGAACGTAGAGACTTGTCAGATGGTAAAGGCGTATTAGGTAGCTTAGAAACAGCTCAAGACATCGAAGCATTACAAGAGCTTCATAAGAATGTAGATACAGTCTTCCCACACATGAAAGTAGAGACAAGAGACGCTTACAAGTCAAATATCGAATCAGCTATTTCTCGTATCCAAAAAGGACAGGAGATTAGAAATAAAGAGCTGGATAAGGAACATGCTCAACTGACTAAAGACTTTGTAGCAGATGCTTATACAGGCTATCCACTATCTGAAAGCCTAGTCAATCAAACACTAGAAGCAGTTAAAGGTACTAAATACGAAGCTCAAGTTAGAGAAGCTATTGGACTTAATAAAGATGCTCAGAAGTTTAGAGATGCTTCACCAATTGAACAGGAACGAAGCATAGCAAGACTGACAGCAGAATTAGAAAACAGTCCTCAAGAAGACGCTACTGCTCTTCAAAAGAAATTAGATGTATTCAAGTCTATAGCTGCAACTTCTAAACAACGTGCTAATGATGATCCTGTAGCTCAAGTCCAATCTCAAACTGGTCATAAGCTTTATACAGTAACTCCTGAACAGATCGGATCTGGTCAAATTGATTTTAAAAAGGCTCAAATTACAACAGATCTACTAGCTGAACAGAAACAGGCTAATGGTGGTGTAGGCTCACTAATCCAATGGAACAAGTCAGAACGTACAGCATTTAAAGATCGTTATTTTGAAGCTACTCCAAAACAGCAGAGAGCAATGTTATCTGATCTAACTAAGATGGCAGGAAAGAATAAAGAAGCTCAGAAAGAATATTTCAGTCTCATTGGTGGTGACAAGAATGCTTATGACTATATGGGTATCGCAAAGCTCAATCAGTTAGATGTGACGCTAAGAGGTACAAATATCAGAGCAGCAGAAGTTGCTTTAGAAGGTAAACAGATTCTTAATCAAGGACAAGCTTCTGTACTTGGTGCAGAGAAAGAATTTCATAACTCTATTCAATCTGAATTTGGCAATGCAGCAGCTTTAGGTACAAATGAACATCGAGCTTATCAAAACTTAGCTTACTCAATTTATCTAGGACTCGCTAAACGTGGTGAGAACATCATTAAACGTGATGATAAGGGTAATCCAATCATCAATAAGGAAATGGCTAAACAGGCTTTTGATATAGCAACAGGTGGAACGTATAAACAGAAGCTAGGTAAGAATATCAATCACATCTTTATGCCTTATGGTTTCACTCAAGATAGTTTTGAAGATCATATCCAAAACCATTTCAGAACTCAGTATCGAAAAGATACAGGTTTCCTACCGCCAGATGGCAACGTCTTAAAGACTCATGTTGTACTACCTGTACCTGGCTATCCTAATTGGTATCAGTTTGTAGGTCACGATGGCAAAAAGATGAAGAATCCAAAAACAGCAGAACCGTATGTGATCAAAATACAAAAATAACAAGGAAAACGAATGGGCTTATTAAGCGAATTTATTACAGAACAAGATCAGGCTTTTGATGAAACAAAACTGACATATCCTAAAAAATATAAACGTGGTGCTTTAGCAGACTTTGGATTAGGCGCGGTGTCAGGTGTCGCTAAAGGTGTGACATCCGTATCTAACGCTGCTAGTCGCTTTGTAGAAGGTGATGAAGTCGCTGACAAACGTATGCAACAAGTGAATGAAGCTTTTACTCCGCTTAATCAAGGTACAGCAGGACATATTGCTTCAGGCATTACAGAAGTTGTAGCAGCAGGCACAGTAGGCGCACCATTAGGACCTTATGGCATGGCTGCAACAGTCGGACTTGGTACAAGAGCAATCGAACATACTAAGCTCACCCAACAACTTGGTGTAGATCAGGATACAGCAGATACAGCATCTAATATCTACGGTGCTACTAATGCTGCTTTAGCATTCCTACCTGTATCCAATGTATTTAAGAAGTCATTAGTTGCTGACTATGCAGCTCTTGTAGTTGCACCTACAGCAGTTGGACAAGGCTTAACGTATGCTGAAGGAGCTTATTTAGATCATAAAGGGTATGAGAAGCAAGGAGCTATGTATAAAGACATGGCTACAGATCCTAATGCTATTTTTATGAATTTGGCGATTGGCTCTACCTTCTATGCAGCAGGACGTTATATGAATGCTAAAGGGAATGCAGATCTACCAGAAGCAGAGGTCCACAAAGCTGAAGCAGATTTCAATGCTACAGTTGAACAAGCTCAAACAGATGCAGATGTATCGAGTATGCCAAATATAGCAGAGACAATAGATGATCTAGCTCAACATGAAGCTAATTTGAATCAAGCAATTGATCAGGTTATGAAAGGAGAGAAGGTCAATATATCTGAAGCTACAGGTGGCAAGCTCAAAACACTAGATGACGTCAAAAAGCATATTCAAACCAATCAGAAGAAACAGCCGACATTAGAAGAACTATCTAATAAAGTCAGGTCTAGTATCTCTTCCGGACTAGCTAATAATAGCTCTAATAATGCAGCTACTAAACCATTCACAGCAACAGGTACGAAGAAGACTGTATATGATGAAGCTATGAAGAATGGCTTTACAGATGCAGATGCTAGAACAATCGTTGCTCTTGCTCATTTTGAATCTGGGGGAACATTTAGTCCTACAATTAAGAATAAGAAGTCTTCAGCTACAGGCGTATTTCAGTTTATTGATAGTACTTGGACTTCAGAAGGTGGAACAGCAGCTAACAGACATGATCTAAATACACAGATCAAGCTTGGTATCAAGCATACTAAATCCAATATCAAGTATATCGAAGACAAGACAGGCGTAGTCCTGACAGGCTCTCAGATCTACATTCCTCACTTACTTGGCAGAGGTGGAGCAGAGATTGTATTTAAAGAGATCAGAAATAATCCTGATCAATCTGCTAGATCTGTTATATCCAAGTTCAGTAAGAATCCAGACCGTTTAATGAGTATCAACGGTATTCCTAAGAACTCAACTATTGGAGATGCAGTCCACTTCTTTACGAAGAGAATAGATGACATCACAGCTAAACATTATGGCGGTACAGGCTCTTCACACAGAACTGTTTTTGAATCTGATACAGACTCAACCATAGCAACAGAACAAGCTCCTATTAAACCTGAATCAAGCTATGAAGGAACGGTAGACCGACTAGATTTAGATAACCTTCCACATGCAGATGAAGCATTTATATCAGCTTATGACGTTAATGCTTTCCATCAAAAAGGAGCATGGAACGAAGTAGTAGGTGATCTGACAAATGAGCATATGGATCTGCCTAGTATGGTATTAGATAAAGATGGCAACTTAGTACCTGAATCAGAAATAGACGTACCTAGACCTGTTCATAATCCTGAACTAGATCTTGATTTTGACAAGCTTTTAAATGAACTATTTGAAACAGTTGAACAGACTACAATTCCACATACAGCAAAAGGGGTCAGAGTTAAGGACGATATTCTTAACCCTACCAATCAAGAGTTTAAGCCTGACTCAACTATTGCTACTGAATGGAAAGAAAAGCAGAGATGGGAAAATAACAAATACCATAAAGAGCTGACCAGATCCTACACAGATAAAGATGGCAACTTAGTTCAAGAGCTTCAATATCGCGGCTCGTATGTGCGTAGAACGGTAGACAGGGCGAATAGGACAGCTCAGATCCATATAGGACGTTCAGGTAGAAGTGATTTTGTGGACCATAAAGGCAATAAAGAACTAGAAACAGCCTTAGACCGTATTTTTGATGAAGGTCGAGCGTTCGGCTATCTCTCTCAGATCCCTAAAGGACAACAAACAATAGACAAGCTAGTCGCTAATCCTGACCTGGTTATCTCATCTAAAAAGACAGGTGAAGATCTGACAGCAGCTCAATGGAAAGACAAGCTAATCCGTGAGCAAGACAATATACAAATGATGGCTAAAACAATGAGTACCTTAGCCAAGTGTGCATTAAAACAAGCAGCATAAAAATAATAAGAGAATTGAATGAAGAACGAATGTAAATCAGCCGTAGAAGCTGAATTAGGACGAAAACTATCTGATAAAGAAGCAGATCTATTAGAACAACAATTTATCAAAGCAAGTCGTGAACTTCCTGCCGAAGACATTAAAGCCTGGAAGAGTATGACAGACGAAGAACGTGCTGAAGCAATTGCAGATCGAGCAATCAAGAACTATACCGATCAGCATATTAAAGAAGTAACCAATCTTGTTAATGATTTAGAGATCCGTGAACAATTGGTCCATGAACTGACTTCTCATTCAAAGCTTAATCCATTAGAAAGTTTGAACAGAAAAATCGTTATGCATACTGATCAATCAGGTATTCAGTCAGTTGAACACAATATTCAGGCGGTTGAAGTACGCTATATGGGTGCTTTGGCAGATGTATTTACTAAAACTCAAAAAGGCTTAGGCTATCTAATAGATGCAGATAAAGTAAAACTTTTAGTTAAAGAGATCTTTGGCAAGCCTTCAGGTGACGCTGAAATAGCAGGACTAGCTAAGTCAGTACAGGACACATTAGAACAGCTCAGACTTCACTATAACCGCTACGGTGGTGACATTAAGAAATTAGCTAACTACGGTATTCCTCAATCTCATAGTCATTACAAAGTCATTCAGGCAGGACAGGAAGCGTGGGTTAAGTACACATTACCTTTAACTGATAGATCCAAGTATAGAAAAGAAGATGGATCATTAATGAGTGAAGCGGAGGTAGCAGATGTCTTAAAAGCTGTCTATCACACCATTGCATCAGAAGGACATAACAAAGCTTCAGTACAGGCTCATGCAGTTCAATCAGAATCAGATCTACCTGTAGGCATGAACATGCAAAACCTACATCAACATCACAGGGAAGTTCATTTTAAAGATGCGGATGCTTGGGTTAAGTATCAAGAAGACTTTGGAGAAGTAAACTTCCATGACCTGTTATCTAACCATATCAGACGTATGAGTACAGAAATTGGACTCATGCAGACGTTTGGTAGCAATCCTGAAAAATTAGTCAAACAACTTGGACATGATCTGCTTAATCAGATGATGCAAGATCCAAAGTACGTTAAAGAGCATCGTAAGATTCAAAAGCAAGCAGCTCTAATTAACAAGCATTATGATGAACTGGCAGGACAAGCTCTTCCAATCGACAGCAACTTAGCTCAAGTAGGCGGTATGCTCAGATCATGGACCGTTGCTACTAAGATGGGTAGTGCTTTTATTACAGCATTCTCAGATCAGGCAACTATGAAATTAGCTTCAGAAATGCATGGAATGGCTTATTCAAAAGTATTCGGTAAACATCTCAAACAGTTTACCAATAAAGAAGACAGAGACTTTGCTATATCAATTGGACTTGGTGTAAGAGAGCTGACCAATGCTCTTGTGCGCTTCGGTGATGATGATTTGGCTTCAGCTTCAACCAAACTAGCTTCTGCTAATACCAAGACTAGAAAGATAGCGAATGCCGTTATCAGAGCTTCAGGCTTAAACCACATCACAGCATCAGCTAAACGTGCTTTTGGTGTCAGTTTAATGCACCACGTATCAAACTTGAACTCAACTAAACATTGGGATCAGTTAGGACCTAAAGATAAGAAGATGCTAGAAGGTGGCGGTATCAAACAAGATGACTGGACGCTACTTCAACAGATTCAAAGAACTGAAGCTCCAACAGGAGAGAAGCTAGTCACGAATAAAGATATATTCAATGCTTCAGATGATCTATTCCTTGATACTTTTCAATTTGACAGAACAGGCTATACAGCTCAAGAACTTGCTGACCATGCTTTTAGATTGAAAGAGCAGTTAGCCAATAAGTATATGAACTACATTTATACAGAAACGAATGCTGCTGTGCTTGAGGTGGGAGCTAGAGAAAGTACATTTATGGGCTTAGGTCGTGAACGTGGAACAGTTGGTAATGAGTTAAGTCGCTTCTTCTGGCAGTTCAAGCAATTTCCGCTTGCTATGATTATGCGCCAATGGACTAGAGGTATGGCTCAAGGTACACCACAAGAAAAGTTTGTGTACTTCGCTAAATTGTTTGCTTATACAACAGTCATGGGTGCTTTAGTAAGTCAGATCCAAAACCTAACACAAGGTAAAGATTTAGATGATCCTACAACACTAGACTTCTACTTAAAATCCATTGTGAAAGGTGGTAGTGCTTCATTCTTGGCAGATGCAATTTCGGCTACTTCAGATCCTACAGAACGTAGTATTAAAGACTTCGTTATCCCTGCTGCTTTTAAAGATGTAATGTCAGTCGGAACAATGGTATCAGGTGCAGGAACAGCCTATTTAGCAGAACGTGATTCAAGCTATGGAGCTGAAGCTGTGAATACAGTTAAGAACAACATACCTTTCCAAAATTTATGGTATTCGAGACTCGTATTTGACCGTTTAGTGATAGCAGAGATGCAGGAACTATTCGATGAAGGGTACAGAGAACGTAAGCAACGTAGACAAGAAAACAATCACAATACTTCATATTGGTGGGATCTAGATAATGAAGAGATCCACATCCCTGATATTAATTTAGCTAGTGATTAACGGAAAAATAAAATACCATCAACTCTTTAGAATTTTAAATTTTTTTAAAAGAGGGTATATGAAAAAATTACTACTATCTTTGGGTTTGTTATTTACAACTTTGGCTTATGGTGCTGAACAGAAAGGTGATATTCCTTTCAACTATAGTATAGACGTGAATAAGCTTATAAGCTTTCTCTCGTCAGCAGAACGCTCTAAAGCTAACAACTTCTTGGCAAATTTGTCACAGGAAAGTTACGGTACAACTTATTATAGGTACTTATTTAAAGCCCCCAACTATACGACAGAGTCACCTTTTAAAAAGTCACTGATTCAATACGATATAACTGCACCAAAAGAAGGGAAAATTACTTTAGCGATTCAACGCATCAATATAAATTGTAAAGACTATTCATCAATAACTAATATCGATCATTATGATCTTAAAACTGGCGAACTAATAAAAACCTCTTTAATAGATAGTAAAGCAGGTGAACTTACAAATATTATAGATAAACAATACTGTGAACTTAAATGATCCATCAAGGCTAGTAAAACCTAGCCTTTTTAACAAGAATAATAGAGCTATTAATAGAACTAAAAAAATGAGTAAAATAGAAGAATATAAATCAGAGCTAATCCGTATTCAGGAGATAGCTATCTTAGACACAGTTGACCTTGTTGAACGTGCCAATGACTGTGACCGTGAGACAAAAGTGGGGCGTGGGGATAGTTTCTGGTTAATGAAATCCGCTAACCAAACTTTGGCACTGGCAGCACGTATCGAACAGCTAATCGAAGCACGTAACAAGACACAAGCAATAACAACAACAGAAGACGAAGAAAAACAAAAAGAAGCTGAAGCTGAGAAGCTCCTTCTATCAGTTCGTAAAGAGCTGACTAAACGTAAAAAGGGTACTAAAAAGGATGGCAAAGAAGGCTAATACAGCTAACTTTGTTGAGTTCTATATGTTGTGGGGTCTAGTCAATGGTTGGCAGATCCCCGACTTCCATATAACAGTTTGTGAGTGGCTTGAAGACTTTGGCAACTTAGGTTTACTTATGCTTCCTCGTGGACATGCTAAGTCAACCATATTGGACGTATATAACGCTTACAGGCTCTATAAGAATGTAGATGAATTAATACTCCATCAAGGAGCGACAGATCCCGATGCTTATAAATGTAGTCGTGGAACTCAACAAGTATTAGAAAAACACCCCTTAACTTGGAATAAACAGAAAGCAAAGGGTGAAACACAGAAATGGTGGATACACGGATCTTCAGACGTTAAGCATGGCAACTTACATGCCAGAGGTATCTTATCCAACGTCACAGGCGCACGTTCTACCTTTATTCAAAATGATGACGTAGAGACACCAACTACTACAGCTACTCCTGAATCTAGGGAAAAGCTTAGATACAGATTATCAGAACAGGTCCATATTCTAGTACCTGGATCACAACGACTCTTTATTGGAACTCCACATAGCTTTGACAGCTTATATACACAGATCCAAGAAGCAGGGGCTAACAGCTTAATACTCCGTATGTTCCAACATGAAGCTCGTTTTACTTCAGGAGAGCTAGAAGTCTCAACGACATTTAAACCTGAATACCTGTTCAGTGGTATTGGTACACAAGCCAAACTATTGAATGAGTATGACGATTATAAAGTTGAGAAAAGGGAACATGACTACTTAATCAAACTGACAGCTAAACACGGCTTACTCGATGTATATGCAGATGCTTTATGGTCTGACAGATTCACTCCTGAAGTGATGGAAGATCGTAGAAAGCAATGTAATACAGTCAATGAATGGGATAGCCAATATCAGCTCCATGCTAAGCCTGTAGGTGAGATCCGATTAGATCCTGACAGACTCGTACCTTATGACGAAGAAGTAACCTGGCATAGAGCCAATGGACAGACTCAGATGCTTTTAGGAGAGAAAAGGATTGTATCTGCAACGCTTAAACTAGATCCAAGTTCAGGTAAAACTAAATCAGATGTATCAGCAGTTGCTTTGGTCCTTCAGGATGAGAACGGAAAACTGTACTGGCATAGATCAGTAGCCTTAACAGGTGAAATAGCAGTTACAGATGACAAAGGACAAATAGTAGGTGGTCAAGCTTATCAATTAGCTGACATCGTAGAAGAGTTTAAGCTTCCTTCAATAATCGTAGAGACTAATGGAATAGGTGGTCATGTACCTTCAATTCTTAGATCAGTATTCAAGAAAAGAAATATCTACTGCGGTGTACGTGAACTACATGAAACTCAGAATAAGAATAAACGTATTCTAGCAACACTAGAAGCTCCGCTACTTAGTGGCTACTTACATGCTCACCAATCTGTTTTACAAGTGAATGGACAGGACAGTCCTCAAGTCAAAGAGATGCGTCTATTTGATCCTTCAGTAACGAATAACAAGGACGACTATGTAGATTCATTAGCTGGTGCTGTATCAGCAGAGCCAGTCCGTATAGGCACACATAATCAGTATCCAACTTATAACCACAACAACAATTGGCAAGCTTCTAATCAATATTCAGAGATGAAACTTGACTTTTAATAATAGCTCTATTAATAGAGTTAAAAACAATAAAAATTAAAACCTAATTAGGAATGAAAATAACAATGACAGTACAACAAATTGTACCGTATGCAAAATACGTAACAAATGGGGCTGACTCAGTTTATACAGTAAATTTCTTTATTGAAGATAAGGAAAATTTATTTATTAAATTGAATGATGTAGTCGTTAGCATGAACGACTATAACTATCTAAAAGATGTAAACGGCATAGAATTCCATACACCTTTATTAGCTAATCAAAAACTAGAAATATTCAGGAAAACAAAGCTAGAAAGAACAACAAATTTTGAAAGCTTTAACAATACTTTTAGACCTGAAGTTCTAAATAAAGACTTAGATAAAATTTGGCTTACACTGCAAGAGCAAAGCAGTAAAGTAGACCAGTATGATATTGATTATGAATATGTAGTTCGTACATCTAGCCAAGCCTTAACAGAAGTTAAAGATGCTCAAGCAAGAGCAGATGACGCTTATGAATTAGCAGACTTAACCAATACAGAAATTAGACCAATTCCTAGAGGTGGTACAGGTGCTAACAATGCTTCAGATGCACGAAATAATTTAGATGTACACAGTAAAGCTGAAGTTCTAGCTTTAGTCCAAACAGGTGGAGCAGGAGAAGTTCTATCAATAGAATCAGGCGGTACAGGTGGAATGACCGTTGAAGCAGCACGCACAAACCTAGACGTTTATAGTCAATCTGATACTGATGAAAAGATAGAGACTGCGATTGCTGCTTTCCCTAACGCCACAGAAGTAGTTAAAGGTAAAGCTAAGATTGCTACAACAGAGATTGCTAAAGCGGGGATAAATGACACTGATTTTATTACACCGCTGAAGTTGAAGCATGGGTTGAATGCTACAGGTAATGCACCTATTTCAGCTTGTCGAGCTTGGGTTGTATTTACTTGCGTAAGTAATGTGGTAACTATTCTTAATTCCATGAATATTCTTAGTATTACTCGATTAGGGACATCAAATTTTAAAATCACGTATGCAACCCCGATGCCTACAGCTAATAACGTACCATTAGCATCGGGTCAAGCTGTAATAGGCACTAATAATCAATACGCAATGGCTCCTGCGATTAGAAACATACTTGCAGAGAGTTGTGAGGCATATCATCACACTCCTTCCGCAGATTTCCCTTTAGTGACTTTAGGAGTATTTTGTTAATGATCACAATTGCTTATGAAGTTGCTAACAAAGTTGTGACAGAAACTTTTGTCGAAGTCGCTGGTAATATTAACTTTCCATACATAATTATTGATAAAAATGTACCAACCGAACCCATTGAATCTTGGTACATAGAAGATGGTCAAATCAAAATTGATCAAGGAAAACTAGCTCAATTAAATCGTGAGCGCATGCCGACTTTAACCCCTATTGAATTTGATATTAAACTCAATGACGCAGGGTTATATGATGCAGTACAAGAGTTAATTAAAGATAACTTTAACTTGCGTGTCGCTTACACTCGTGCAACATTCTTTAGCCGTACCGATCCCTTTATTGATCAAGCACGAATTGCATTGAATCTTACAGATGAACAAGTCGATGAAATGTGGCAAGAAACACAAAACAATTAAAAATTAATTAGAAGAAGAATAATGATTAAAACAGGTGATATTTACTTATCAACTTTTTTATTTGGAATAGGGTTCGTTATCTACCTAGCTAAATCCGTTGCAACGTCAGATCAAGATACATGGAAAGTTATTGGAGCTAAGGCTGTACTTAACGGTATGACTAGCTTAATGGCAGGATCTATCTTGATTTGGGCTTCTGTACCTACTATTGCAGTAGTAGGCGCAGCAGCAGTACTAGGAACACTAGGATCTGAACTCGTTATCAAATATTTAAAGCGTCAACTCAACAAGAACATTAAAGATTTAAAACCAAACAAAGAAGAATAATAATGGGATACAAGCTCGGTACTAAGAGCTTGTCTAATTTAAAAGGTGTTCATCCTGACCTGGTTAAAGTGGTCAAGAGAGCAATTGAACTAACTGAATGTGATTTCACAATTACAGAAGGATTAAGAACGAAAGAAAGACAAGCTCAACTCTTAAAAGAGAAGAAAACAACAACTAGCAATAGTAGACATCTTACAGGTCATGCAGTTGATCTTGCAGCATGGGTAGACAATACAATCTCATGGGATTGGAAATACTACTATCAAATTGCAGATGCTATGAAAAAAGCTTCAAAAGAACTCAACGTCTCAATTGATTGGGGTGGAGATTGGAAGAAGTTTAAAGATGGACCACATTTCGAATTAACATGGTCCAAGTATCCTAAATAATAGGATTGCCCTTACTCAACTAGAGTAGGGGCTTTTTTTATTAGTCTTCAATAGCTTCAGGAGTAAAGTCTACAACATCATCTAAAGACAATTGAACATGCCCTAGAATAATTTCTTTAATTTTTTCAGGAGTCATTTCAGATCCATCTTTAGGTGTGATAGTTGTGCTTTCACTTTCTTCTTCATTCGTCATAGTGTGTACAAAATCACGCACTGACTCGAATTTTCCATTTTTTAGTTGAACAGAATTTACGATTTCATATTCATGATCGAACATCCAATCGCTATGATCGAAGATCGTATAACCAACTACAGCAAATTTCTCACTTTCTTTTAAAAGCTTAAGCTCTTCAATTCCATCTTTATCAAGGATGATTCCATGACCTTTAACGATTTCAGATCCATCTTCATAAGTTAATGTGAAAGATTCACCAACTTTTGTAACAACGATATTTTTGATTTTGAATTGATTATCTGGAAGATGCTCAGCTAATTTATATTGTTCACCATCAACAAATACTTCATTAAAAGCTTCTACACTATCTTCATTACTAAAGATAAATGAATAGCGATCTTCACTGTTAGTTTTGTTATAAGCAACAATGTTATATCTGTTATCTACTAGATCTTCATACTGCTCTAAAATATCAAGAAGAGTTACAGGCTGTAGATCATACAGTGGGTTGTCATGGCGATCAGTAACTTTTAAAGATGCTAGTTCAGGATCTTCAGGATTGTAAGCATAAACTTGTTTACGAATAGAGTCGTATGAAATTACTTTTTCTGTAGCTTCAGGAATAATAAAAAAATGATGTGTATTCATATTCTCCCCCAAGAGAATAGTTTTTATAAGTAATGTCAGTATGTGTGAAATATTAAGCAATTCAATTAGCTATTAGATCATTTCCGTCTAAAAAAAGAACGATTGTTTATATTTTTTAGATAGGAATAATTCAGCTTCCTGGTAGGTCGTGAATAACATATGTTGTTCAGCAACGATCTCTAATAGTAGGACTCGAAAGTGACTGTCTCGGATTTCAGAAACAGTCTATTCCTTTTTATGTAATAAGTACGTATTAATTATTACTCAGCTTGATTATTATAGAGGTAGTCACATACGACCTCTAATAAACGCTCACCATGTGTATCTGGTATAGCAGGTTCATATGCTACATAACTAGGCTTGTACGAATCGAAAAGCTGACCGGATTTTTTATATAAATAAATGCCCACTAAACCCAACTCAGTAGTATCACATTTAAACTTATATTTAGCTAATTTATAATCACCAACACTTAAACCATCTTTCGTAAGATCATTATCTATAACCATTTTTACCCAAGCTTCAGCATACTTTAGTGAATCAGATGTTGATACTATTCTGTTAGGGTCCAATGAATATGTATATTCACTACCATCAGCTACTTTGATCCAATCAGCTTGAGCCACAACAGGAATGGCAATAATTAAACTTAATAATAATTTTTTAAACATAACTTCCCCCTTAGAATTAACTAAATTATAACAGCCGTAAAAATTTAATCACATGCAGAAAGTAGCCATTTCGCCTTTTCCTGACTTCACATGATGGAATCGGACCATACACCTAATTCAGATAGAAATAGGAGTACGACTAATCAAAGCATGAAGGAAAAGGCGCGCGATTTTTTTAGGTGGGTTAAGCAGGTACGGAATACCTACTTAATTTCTAATTTAAAATTAGGGTGTTGTCCTGCTGCTATTAGAAACAAGGTCCATGTTTGCTTATTCGGCTTAGCTTTAGCATTCTCATACTTGCGCCATAAAGCGTCATCTGTAAGTCCTGCAAGCTTCGCGGCTTGGGCTTGAGTAAGTCCTAGATCTATTCGCAGATCTTTTATGTCTTCAGGTTCAGGAGCTTCAATTATTAAGTTTTCAAAAGTCATATTGTCAAATTTACCCATTAAAAAAGCTCCATGTTTCAGGAGCTTGATATTAGCATTTATATAGCTTTTACGGTACGTTGTCCTTTTAGCTTAATAGTTTTTTCGAGTTCATTTAAAGCTCTAAAGATAGAATAGTACCCAAGTACACCGTTTGCAGTTCTCAGAATAAAGCCTGATTTATGCATAAACCAAACATGGTACGGTTTTTCATATTTGCCTTTCGTATCTTTAGAAATTATATAAACCTCTCCTGACTCAACTTTTACAACTTGAACAATTTTATCTATATCAACCTTAGCCATAACAGGAACAGCAGCAGGAAGGCGAACAGCTAAACGGCTAAGAGCTTCAGTCTTAAATACTTGTGCATTCATCTGTATAACTCCCCTTAGTGATTGTTATAGATGTAGTTGCCAATAGTCACAAAATCATTAATCTTGGCATCTTTGCCGTACTGCTCATAATCAATATAGCCTTGCAGTACTTCAGGGATTTCGATGCAGCTAACATCATGCATCAAGTAATGACCAAAATCATAGTCGTTCATATCTTCACAAAATTGGTTGTCTTCGTGCCAATCTTTCGCTTCTTCTAAGCTAGGGACATAGCCTTCTTTAACGATAAGACTGAATTGGTCTAGATCTTCCTGGAAGTGGCTTTCTTCAATTAGTTGAATAGCTGTCTCTAGGTCTTTGAAATTCTTAACGTCTAAATAAGTCTCTTCGTGTGTGCCTTCAACTTGCCAAAACTCAATTTCAGTGTCTCCGATGATGTCGCGCAAGTCGTCCATATCATCAAAGTAAATATTTAAGCCAAACTGGAAAGTAAAAGAGAAAGCTTCTAGACGGAAGTTTTTAGAAGAATCAGATGCTTTGTTAGAAAAATCGAATGCGTTCATTTTGTAAAATCCTAGACTAAGGTTTTCTGCTAGTCCTGGCAGTCGGTAGACTTTCTACCTCTAAGGCTCATCACCTTATGACTAGAATTATACAGGTATATATTACCTTTTACAACAATAAGTATATGTTTTTAAATATATTTTAAAGATATTAATAGAGCTATTATTAGCTGTTTTTATTATATAAAAAGTGTTCTATCTTAACTTGGTATACCTGGTGCAGCAGTTACAGAGCGAGTGTCTACGAGTGAACTGAAGCTATTAGAAAAATTCGCACATACTTTCCCTGATTACAGCTCCCATATAAACTTTATATGGTAGATCTTAGCAATGCTCCGCTTGCGGCATGATAAAATTAGAACTCTTGATATATTTATAAAGCAGATATAGAAGTAGAAATAAGTACAGATATAGTTATAAGAGAGTGGCAAAAACTACCAAAACAGCCTAAAAACAGCTCAAATTTCGTGGAACAAAAAAACAGCTCAAATATTGAACTACTCATACTCTTTAACTAACTGATATATCTAAATTAGTTAAAGAGCATTTCGTATAATATCCATTATGTTAAATAGTGGCAAAAACGATTAATAATCTAGAATCAATCTAATAGTACTATGTATTATTTCTTCTTCTGCTCTTTCGACTTTTTATAAGCCTTATAGAGTCCAAGTCCTGCCAAAATTGGTAAGCCTAAAGGATTTAGTATAGTGCCGTATAAAGCAATTGCTGAAGCTGAACTTAATGTTCCTGCATGACTTATACTATTTAAGCCTTTGTCATCTAATTCACTTTTCTTTAATGCTTCTACAACGTCACCAACTTCATCACTGGTAATTTTAATAATATCCTTTACCTGATCTTTCATAATAACTTTATCAGTAAGACTAGCTAATTTTAATCTAAGATCAGGTGTTAATAACATATATAGATCTTGGTCAACTAAAATATTAACTCTATCTGTAGAAGGGGCTGTTACATAATCTTCAGGTGTATAGCTATTTAATATTTTCTGAAAATCACTATTTGGAATAAGAGTAATAAAACAACCTATATTAAAAGCATCTTTTTCAACTTTAGCTAAATGCTCTGCTATATCTTCTAAAATCTCAAAATATAAAGAAGGTTTCTTTTCAATAATACCGCACAACATAAAAATAAATTCTACATTAATTGCTGTTTCACCTTTTTCAATACTTCTATATGTTGCATGACTCATATTGAACATCTTACCCATATCAGCTTGAGCAATCCCCATAGCTTTACGAATATGAGTAAGCATGAGTCCTGAGATAGCACTTAATGAAGTTTGATATTCAACTGCTGGTTCAAAGTCAAAGTACATTTTTTTATCCTTTAGGAGTTTCCAAGCATTTTAGCAAATACCAACATAAAAAGAAATATCTATAAATTGTTGGAAATTCCTTGCATTGTTAAAAAAACCTATCTATAGTTCGTTCCATGAGGTCACAACGACAAACTGAAATTAAGGAAATGAACATGACAACTCAACTTATCAACGAAGCAACTTACAACGCATTTATCACTATCCCTGTAGAAGATCGTGATCCTGCAATCCAAGAACAAATTGAAGCCTATGAAGCTCAAAACAACTTAAATGTAGATGCTGAAGAACATGCTCCTGAAGCTTCTGTAGAGCCTGCTGTAGCTCCTGAAGAAGTGGTTGATACAAACACTCAGCCTATTAGCCAAGATGCTGCTAACGATGAATCTGAAGCTCCTGAATGGACTGTAGAAGCAGTTGAGCAAGATGCAGAATTAGCTGAACAGATGAAGCTGTCTTTAGATGTTTTGGATAATCAACTGTCTATTGCAGATCAGCGTTATAAACACTTCCTTGCTCTTGCTGCTAAGGCTACATGCCTGGTTAAGTGGACAGGTCCTTTTATCTTAGATGTACGTGTAAATGATGAAACAAAAGACTTGGATTTCGCTAAACACGTTGCTAATACATTAGGTTTGTTGAGCTTCAACCATTTGTTAGCTGAGTCAGTGTTGAATAAGGAAATTAAGGAATATCAGGTAAAGAATAAGTATGTGACGATTTGCTCTGTACCATTACAGGCTAAACGTGATAGTGCTGTAGATAAATACGATGAAGCGAAGAAAGGTTGTCAGTTTGTGGTCCATACTCAAGTAATGAATTATGTGCATAACGATGACTTGAACATTGCTAAACTTGAAAATATCTTCAACTCAGAAGAAATTAAAGAGCCATATAAAGAGACATCGACTCCTATTCTACGTGTACGTTTGACTCAACAAGAATGGGTTGAAAAGCATGAAGAACGTCTTGTTGACCTTGTAGCTCAGTTCAATACACAACATAAAGCGATTGCGCCTAAAGTGAAGGCTGAAACTTTCAAAGCTTGGTCAGGTATTCTATTACTTGCTTTGTTATGGGATAAAGCTATCTATGACGATATGGTTAAGCTAATGAATGAGCAAGTCGGCACACAAGGGCTTGAGGTTAAAGAAAAGTTGGCTTGTGCCTTATCAGTTGTTATTCCTGAATACGAACAGCTTATGACTCGCTTTAATGCTGATCAGCATATTACAACGAAGCTTGTAGGCAGTTTGGTTAAAGGGTTTGGTTTAACTGATTATGAAGTCAGTAAAGGTTTCTTTGATCTTGGTATTTCAATGAAAGATAATAAAGGTGGGTATAATCTTTCGACTCTAAAAGCAAAAATTACTGAAGTTGGTAAGTCCAAAGATCCAATGATCCAAACGTACCTAATTAAACTTCAAACTAAACCTAAAGTAGCCGAAGCTGCTTAATCTTTAATAAGCTTAGCATTTGATTCATGCCCTTTAGGAAGTAATTCTTGAGGGCGTTTTAGCGACAAATTAAGACGTTACCCTATTGCCTTAAAAATTAGGATATTGCATTGTTCACTGTCCCCAATAGCCAAAGTGAAAAAAATGGTTCATGATAGTGAAGAATTAGAAAGTAAAAAGAGTGATGAGAATAATGAGGGCTTAAAAACTTATAATCCTGATACTCACTATATTAAGAAAAAAATCACATATTTACACTATACACTTTTTGAATTTTTAGTGTTTTTCTGCATTAGTGCCGTAGCATTCTGTTCAACATATTTAGGTACAGAGCATTTCGTGAGTGAAAAATTGTTTGCGGATAATATCAATCTCTATACAAGTTTTTTTGGTTTTGAAAATATTAAAAACACTGTATTTGGCGTAATTTTCGTAATCGGAACTTTAACCATATTTAACTTTATCACAACAAGTTTTGAGCTTAATTTAAATACACTTTTTAAAAGGCTAACAATCTCAGGTATTGATTTTGTCTATCTGATGATTTCAACAATGCTTGGTTTTAGTCTAGCCACTTATGTATTTGCTATAAATCAGCCATTAACTCAAGAAATTATCGATCTAAAGCAAGCTATTTTAAAATTAATTATTATGCTAATTCTTTTAGCTATTATATATATACCTACATTTATGGTACTTCCACATAAAGAGAGAATTTCGGATTTCCATAAAAAGAAATCCTTATAGTAAATATACCCTAGAATTAGTCTCTAGGGCTTTTTATTAGTTTTTGGCACGTTCAGCTTTACGCTGTTGACTGAGCTTCAGATGCTCTTCTTCAGTTAACTTAACTTTGGTTTGGTTAAGTGGAGTATTCATCGTTGCATTGAACCTTTCAGCTCCCAAGACACGCTTAGCTTCTTTCAAAATAACATCACGGATGAAGTCATTCAATGACTCACCAACGAATCCTGCCGCTTCCTTCAATACTTTTTCTTCTTCATAGTACAAAGGTACAGATGCTAAACGTCCATGATCTTTACGTGTACGTTTCTTGACTTCACCTGTATGAGGTGTCAGAAGGATCTTGTACATAAGGTTACGTGTATATTCGACCTGCTGATCTGTAACGTCTTCTAGCGTGGCTTCAGGGTTAGCCTGAATTTCTTCAAGCTCTTCACCAAATCCCATTTTCTGCTTTTCTTTACTCATTATAGGATCTCCACTAGAAACTCATTAAATTCATCTTTGGCTTTTGAGCTGTTCATTTCAATTACAGACAAGCCTTGTACTGAAGCATCACGGAATGTCTTACGATCACGGATAACAGTATTCAATATCTTGAATTTAGGTAGGGTCTGAAGCAATTCAATTGAATCCGCAACTTCAGTAGATTTTGAGTTTGAAGGGGCTTTGTTTACCACGATAAAAGGTTCAAGCTTTTCATTAACCTTTTGGAAAGTGTTAAACATCTTCAGCACGAAAGGCAGTACTTCAACATCAGCCTGGCTTGGTTGAGTCGGTACAATCAATTTATCTGCAACTTGCAAAGCACTTCTAAATTCTTCACTGTCACGCCCTGCTACGTCCAGTACTACATATTTGTACTTCTTTTGCAGGTCAAGCAGTACTTTCTTCAAGTCGCCTTTATGATGCTCGGTATCAATTGGATTTTCAGTTCTACGCTTGGACCATTTAACGGCAGATTGTTGGTCATCAGCATCAACTAAAACTGTATCCCCTTTCTTGCTTAAAGCTACAGCTAAGTTTGTTGCTATCGTTGTTTTACCAACTCCGCCTTTTTGATTTGCTATACAAAATATCATTATTATTTATACTCTGTTACCTTTAACAATAGCTCTATTGTAAGGTTTTAAAATAGCTATAACAACTACATTTTTCCTTTATTTGATAAACGGATACGGTATGATGCGATGTATTAAATTGGGGGATATATGGACAAAATTAAGAAATTATATGAAGAATTCAAGAGTACATGTATTTATAAATGGTACAAAGGATTACCAGTTTCGGCTCTTGGATTGACTGCATTTCTATCAATAATGTTATTTCTGACTTTATTATTTAACTATTATTGGTCAGGTTTAGGAGCAGATGCTACTAGGGAATGGCTATTACCTCCTACTAGAAATAAAGAAGAATTTATCGAGTATGCAACTCTATATATTTACTTGATCAGCTTTGGTGCAACAATGTTTGCGGGACTAGCAGTATTTCTAGTTTTTAATGATTGGAAAGAGCAGAAACGGTATGATTTAGGACATAAATATGCAGATAACTCATTAACTATTCTAAATACAATTTTCAAAGAACTAAACTCAAGATATGCTCATTTTCAAATTGAAAACTTATTAGATGATAATCAGTTAGTTGCTATTAACGAAATTCATAAATATAAATATGATCTTAATGCACATTTATACGAGTTATCAGCTAATTCAAAGATTTTAATTGATTTGCAGTCTAAATTATTAAATGAGGAAGATCTTAATAAGCTAGAAAATGCAAGTTTAATTTTAAGAGCTGCTTTATTGGAAATTGAATATAAATATCTCAGTTATTATTATGCTTTACCCGATAAAATGAAAGAAGTTAACTATACGACAACGTTATGTAAAAATGATCAAATTGATAAACTAGCTCTTCTAAATGGTCGTGAGTACTTTTTCAGGAAAACTTTAAGAGAACCTATTGAACTCGAAAAATTTTCGAGTTCAACAGAAGATGAAAATGAGAAACAAAATTTAACAATTAGTGAATATCATAAAAATTTCCAAGCTGAATATGAAAATTATCAAAAAAAATTAATTGATATTATTAAAATATAATCCCCTGCTCTATATAGGAAACAGGGGGGTAGATATTATTTATAATAAATGCCTTTAGCTCCGATAGCTCTAAGGGTTATTAATTGTAATAATGATATTGAATGTTTCTCGTCAAGCTTAACGTCAATTAAGTGTAGTGATAAAAGAAACATGGTGATGAGGTAAGAGACTAGTACCAATTCCATTTTAATAACTTCCAAAGTGAGTTTTAATGTCTTTCATGTTGTCTGAATATGATCCGTACAAGTCATCAATACCATAATCAATATCTAGGTCATCTGCGTATTCGTTTTCATATTTGAGGAAATTGAATGCTATTTCAGCATCAGCATTCAAGGCTGTTAGTATGCCTTTCTTGTAGTCTTGTCTGATCTCATCAAGGTGAGCATATAGCTCGTCATCAATATCAGCTTCTTCAACTGATCTGCCGTTATATAAACCTGTTTGTAAGATCTTTGCTTTTACGATGTTGTTGTACTCTTTTTTTGATAATTTTTTCATTCCTAGTCCTGGTTAATCTTTAAAGGGAATGTTGAGTTCCCTCGCCCTTTTGAGTATTGCTTCAGCTTCTTCAGCATTAATGAAATACTCAGTATGTGTATGTTCTTTCTTTTTGTGGTCTTTATATTTGATGATGCGTTTTGATGGGATTCTTTCAGGATAAATCTCTTCCAATAGGCTATGTACCTGGTCCTTATCCATCTCAACTAGCATTGATAAATCATAGGTTGAAAGGAACTGATCTAGTTCCTCCCATGCTCCCTTAAACTTATTCAAAATCACTTGATTCAAGCTCTACTTTCAGTTTACGTGCTAACCAAACTAAGCCTTTACCTGTCACTCGAACTTGAGTTCCGTAGTTTGAAGCAACAAGTTTTAAATGGTTACGGTCATGTGCAGCAAATGGTTTGTAAGTTGCTGAAGTCTTTCCATATATCCATCCGTTAGCTAATAGCCAATCAGTAAGATCTTTAGGACGCATTTTAAGAAGTTTAGCTGTATCTCTTATAGTGTATGTGTTGTCACGATTAGCAATGATGTCATATACATCTGCTTTAGGCTGAATCACTTCAATTACTTGTTGTTGTTGAGCTACTTGAAAAGCTAGTTGTTCTTTCTGCTCTTC